GTTAGCATGGGTTGATTTAGAGTATACAAAATATTTAGGACTAGGAACTACTTGGAAATATTATGTTAATAGTGGATCAGACTATTCTGATATAACTCCAATTAGAGCTACAACAACCAATGGCATTACTTTTGCAGCAACAAATGGTAGTGCTACTATAACTGCAACTGACAATGATCATGGAGCTGTAGTAAATGATTTTGTAACTATTAGTGGTGCAGTAAGTCTTGGCGGTAACATAACAGCAACAGTTTTAAATAAAGAGTATCAAATAACTTCTATACCAAGTGCAGATACATTTACTTTTACAGCAACAGCTACAGCAAATGGAAGTGATACAGGTAATGGCGGATCAGGAGCTGATGCAGCCTATCAAATAAATGTAGGATTAGATGTGTATGTACCATCAACAGGTTGGGGTGCAGGTACATGGGGTGCGGGTGGTTGGGGATCAACAACCGCACTATCAGAAACAGGACAGCTAAGGCTTTGGTCACACGATGCTTTTGGTGAAGATTTAATTATTAATCCAAGAGCAGGTAATATCTATTACTGGGATGAGTCTAGTGGTGAAGATAATAGAGCTGTAGCTATTAGCACTTTAAGTGGTGCTAATCTTGCACCAACAAAAGGTTTACAAGTTATAGTAAGTGACATTGATAGACATGTTATTGTACTAGGTGCTGATCCTATTGTTGGTAGTTCTAGGTCTGGTTCTATAGATCCTTTACTTATAGCTTTCTCAGATCAAGAAAGTGTTACAAATTGGGAACCAACAGCTACCAATACAGCTGGATCATTAAGGCTATCATCTGGATCACAGATAGTTGGCGGATTAAGATCAAGACAAGAGATACTTATTTGGACTGATACTTCTTTGTATAGTATGCAATTTATTGGTGCTCCGTTTACTTTTGGATTAAACCTAGTTAATGAAAATGTAGGTCTTATATCTCCTAGTGGCATGATTAATGCACCTGATGGTGTCTATTGGATGGCTAGAGATGGCTTCTATACTTACTCAGGATCAGTTAAAAGATTAGTTTGTAGCGTATTAAATTATGTATTAGATGATATTAATACTACTCAATCATTTAAAACATTAGCTTTTACTAACAGAGAATTTAATGAGGTTGGTTGGTTCTATTGTTCTTCTTCTTCTGAAGAGATAGATAGGTATGTAACTTATAACTACTTAGAAGGTGCATGGAGCATAGGCAATCTATCAAGAACAGCATGGATAGATGATGGTGTATTTGAAAAGCCTAGAGCTACAGGTAAAGACAGCGATGGTGATGGCTATGTATATATACATGAAAGCACTGATGATGATGACGGATCACCTATGGATAATGTTTTCATAGAGTCTGGTGATATAGATATAGAAGAAGGTAATCAACTGGGTTTTGTTAGCAGAATTATTCCAGATGTTAAGTTTTTTGGCACAGCACCTACAGATGGACAGATTAATTTTGTATTAAAAACTCGTAACTTTCCTGGAGAAAGCTTAACAACTAATTCAACTAACAATATTACAAGCACTACTCAACAAGCGTTTACACGTGCTAGAGGCAGACAGCTTGTTCTTAGAGTTGAATCAGATGATGATGCGGCAACAGGATCAAGAACTGGTTTTAAATGGAGACTAGGTGCAAACAGGATTGATATTAGAACTGACGGCAGAAGATAATGGCCAAGCTTCTTGCAAGTAGATTACCTCAAGCAAGTGGTGAGGTTGATGCTAATGTATTCAACAGATTAATAAGAATCCTTGAGTTAAACCTAGGAACATTCGATCCTAGCTCAACACCACAGTTTAATGATTCTCAAATTTCTACTTTAGCTTTTAACGTAGGTGATGTAATATGGAATACATCTATTGGTGTTTTACAAGTATATATAGGCAACCAATGGGTACAGTTACACACTCCGAAGAATCCACAAGGCTTCGAGACAACTGCATCACTAGGATCTGTTTCTGTTAAGACAGATGGAAACATATCAATTAATGTAACAACCTCATAAGAGATGATACATAGAAAAAATGGTACACTTAAAACAATATTGTATATAATTTAGTTATGAAGAAATCACACAAGAAAATTTTAAAAACATTAGGTGGAATAGCATTATTAAAAAAATTACTTCCTGGACTTAGAGATGATAAAGATTTTGATGTTTCAAGTTACATGAATGGTGGCATAGTTAATTTTTTTACTGGCGGTAGTGTTGGTGGAGGTACTGGTGGAGGTACTGGTGGAGGTATGGATTTTGGAAAAATTGCTAGTGCTTTAGGTGGTTTAAGTGGAGGAGATGAAGAAAATAAAGTCATGCAAGGTTTTTCTATAGGTTCATCTGACATAAATACTCCAGATATAAAACCTGGTAATCCTGAAGCTGTTGATGATGCTCAAAAAGATTTTAATAAATTTCAACAAAGTTTAGAAAGAGATACTTCTGTTCAGCTTGCTGATGGTGGTATAGCTGGTTTTGCAAATGGTGGAATTTTGGATATAGATTTTGAAGATGATATTTTTGAAGACAAAGATTCTTTTGGTTTATCAAAATCTGTAGCACCTGAATATGATGCTACAACTGGAAAATATGTATTGAATGGTAAAGAATATGACTCTATTTCAGATGCTGCAAACGATACAGAAAATATTAATCAAGCTATTAGAAAAACAAAAGCAGGAGAAATGGCTAATAGATTTGAGCAAGCACAAAGTTTTATGCCAGAAACCTATGGTCAGACTGAAGGTCAAATGATCAAAGGAACAGGAGCATCAAAGGTTGACATACAAAGATTTAGAAGAGGTGGCATGGCTGATGAAAGAAAATTTGAACGTGAAAGAGAGTTTAATTTTGATGATTATATGTTTGATGATTTTGATTTTAGTGATATAGACTTTGGTAACTTTGGTGGAATTATAAACCTACCAGGTGGAGGTGGAGGATATAGCTATACACCACCAACAGAAGAAGAGATTGCAGAACAAAAAGCTAAACAAGCAGCAGCTAGATTAGCAAAAGGTTATGGAGGATCAGGTGCACCAGGTCGTAGTAGTTATGGCTTTCAAACTCCTGGAGCATCTATATCTATTGATGCTAGAGATGAAACACCAGATGCTTACAGATTCTACCCTAGTGAAGTATCAAAACTTTATTCACAAATGAAAGGCACACCTTTCTCACCATTAGTGGCACCTCCTAAAGAAGCTACTTATGTAGATGATCTACAACCAAGAAGAATAACCAGTCAGTTATATGCGGCTGACGGTAAATTTGTAGATAGAAGCGAATTAATTACAGGCCCAGGTGGAGAGCGTGGCGACAAGATACCAGCCATGTTAAGTGATGGTGAGTTTGTTGTTAATGCTGAAGCAGTTAGAGGTATGGGTGTGGCAGCAGGTGCTAACCCACAAGACGAATACGAACAACGCCTAGAAGGTGCACGTCAAATGTATGCTCTACAAAAAGAAGGCGAACAAATGATGAGGAAATACAGATAATGGGAATATTTAGTAGCAAAACTAAACAAGGGCCAGAAGCAGATGTAATAACAACTCCAGAAACAGGTTATTCTTTTATATCTCCTTACATGGAGGACTACTCAAGAAGACTTCTTGCTTCCTACTTTGGCTCTCCTGGTGAATACGAAGGACTAATATCTCGAGCTAGAGATATACCCATAGAACAAACAGCAGGTCTTACACCATTACAAATACAAGCACGTCAAGCAGCAGGTGGTTTAGGAGAATTTAAACCTTATATAGAAGATGCTGGTAGATTATACGGCAGACAAGAAGATGCACTAGATCAAGCCATGGGCTTTGTGCCACAGGCTCAAGCTGGTATTGAAGAAGGTATGGGCTTTCAAAGAGAAGGATCTGATTTAGCAAGAGGTGCTGGAAGATTCTCAGATGCAGCAGAAAGGATGATAGGTACAGGAGCTGATACTGTAGCAGGTGGTATAGGTGCATTACAAAGAGCAGAACAAAGTGCAATGGGTGCTACTAAAATGTTTGATCCTAGTAGCTCATCTGCTTTTTATAATCCATACGAAGATCAAGTAGTACAACAAACATTAGAAGATATAAACAGACAATCAGCAAAACAAGACATAGGGCTACGTGATAGAGCTGTATCCGCTGGTGCCTTTGGTGGATCAAGAGGTAGGATAACTCAAGAAGAATTAGCAAGACAAACAGGAAGAGGGGCCGCTGAAGCAGTTGGTGCTCTTAGAAGTCAAGGATTTGGCAGAGCTCAAGATGCTGCAAGACAATCCTTTGAATCACAACAAGGTAGACAAGCTGGATTAGGTCAAATGCAAGCAAGTTTAGGCGGACAACAAGCAGCTATAGGTGGTCAGCAGGCCGCACTAGGTAGTCAGATGGCTGGTCTAGGTCAACAACAAGTACAAAGAGGACAAGCCCTAGGTGGTTTTGGTTCTAGCCTTATGCAAGGTGGACAACAACTAGGTGGCTTAGGTCAATTAGCTAGTGGTATGGGACAACAGTTTGGTCAGATAGGTCAAGGCATTGCAGGTCTAGGACAAAAAGGACAAGGAATGTTAGGAAACCAAATCAATATGTTGAATCAACTCGGTCAACAAGGTCAAGCAACTCAACAAGCTGCACTATCAAGACAGTTCCAAGGAGCACAGCAACTTGCGAACGAGCCAATGCAAAGACTACAACAAGGTCAAGCATTACTTGCTGGATCACCAATGGGAGGACTCTCTGGTGGTACTGGTACAAGTGCTTATCAACGTGGATCTTATCAAGAGCCAAGTAGTGCATCAAAAGCATTAGGTGCGGCAGGAACCATAGCTTCTTTATTTGCTATATCTGATGTTGAATTAAAAACTAACATTAAAAAGATTGGTGAAGTTGAACCTAACATTGGTTGGTACACATGGGATTGGAATGATAAAGCCATGGAGCTTGGAGCAGAATCAGAACCAACGGAAGGTGTTTTAGCTCAAGAAGTATTAGAAGTTAAACCAGATGCAGTAGTAGTTAAAGATGGTTATTATGCTGTTGATTACTCCAAGGTTCTTTCATGAACAGAGGAATAATGTCAGGCATGGCTCCTGTAAGATTAAAAGACGGTGGCTTTCCTGATCTAACAGGTGATGGCAAAGTAACTCAAAAAGATATTCTTAGAGGACGTGGCATAGAAGGATTTGCTGAGGGTGGAGAAGCAGGGACAAAATATTTCGGTAGAGATGGTTTAATTTTTGATCCATATAATCCCTTAGATTATGCGATGGCAATTCCAGGTTTGGGATTAGCTGGTGCTGGAATAAAAGCATTAAG